CAGTTTTTCAATAGCCATAAATTTCCCTTTACAAATAGGTTGTTATTTATTCTATACCTATGCTACGTTTTCTTTATCGGTTTTATTCCCCCATAACCTACCGATAAGGAAACGCCTAAGTCATTCTGGTTGGCTTAGGCGTTTTCCCGTTTAAAGTAAAATAACGCATCGCTATTTATACTTTATGTTTCTAAGCGAGAAATAGAACAGCCCCACCAGAACCTACAACTGGTGGGGCTGAACTTATTTCACTACTGCTTACGCGGTGGTGAGGTACTTAACCTTAGCGGCGTGGGTAAGACCCGAAGCCATACGGTAAGTGAAACGGTAGCCGGTTACATCCTGTGCGAAGTAAGCGTCTGCCGAAGTAGCAACCTCAAGACCAGTCGTGGTGAGCTTGAGAGCCTTGTAGTCACCGAACAGAACAGACTTTACGCCTGAACCTACAGCAGACATACCTGCGTTTTCGTAGACTGGGAAGCCTGCGAAAGTATCAGGCTGGCCAACGCCGACCTGGTACAGGTAGTTTCCTGCGGTGTCCTTGAGCTTACGGATAGCGCCAAGAGTAGAGGTAGCAGCCATGTAGCCTGCACCAGCGGTACGAACCGCACCATCTACCGAGTAAGCGAGATCAATAAGTGCATCTGCCTGCAGAGTTGCAGAACCAGAAGCTACACCAGAACCAGCAGCAGCTACAAGAGTAGTGGTTGCAGAGTTGTTGATGTAAGTACCGATAGCGTTACCAGCCTGCTCAGCAATGACAGAAGCAATATCGAACCCTGCATCTGCGAGAAGTTCATTCGCAACGGGGACGATGAATCCAGCTTTAGTAGGCTGCAGAAGCAGGCTGTCAAAGGTGGGGTTAGATTCCGAAATTGCAGAACCAGCAGCAACCGAACCTGCAGTACTGAAAGCAGTGTAGATAGGAATGCGGAGGTCGTTACCGGAAGAACGAGTGATTACGTCAGCTACGTTCAGGATTGGGCCAACCTGACGAGCTACACCGAATACCTGGTCGTAGAACGATACAGGAACAGTTGCAGCAGCAGGAACGAGAGTTGCGCGGAATTCTGCAGGGAACTCGTGACCGCGAACTTCACCGCGAGCCATTGCGCGGAACAGTTCAGCGTCAGAGCGAACCTCTGCAGCAGGAACGAAACCAGCAGAAGCTACAGAAGCCTCAACCTTGCGCTCCTCGTTACGGGTAGCAACTTCAATAGCCATATCTGCGCTGCGAATGTCAGCCTCGATACGGTCAATTTTCTGTGCATCTTCAGCGGTGAGGCCACGGCTCTCAGTTTCAGCAACGTCAATAATAGAACGTACCTGCTGAATGAGGTTAGCGCGGACTTCCTGCTGAGACTTGATGAACTCAGACATTATGTCTCCTTGATAGTTTTTGCTCTACGGCGATGACGCTCAGCAGTGCGGAAATGGATAGCGGCGATGACGCTCAGCTATAAATATTGTACCGCATATACACTTAACTGCTAACAAACAGAAAAGGCTACACCCGAAAGCGTAGCCAATCCTTACACCGCACCCCAGCGGTGATTACAGTTTACAGCGTAGAAAGAAACTCTACCTTCTTCTTCTTCAACGCCAGCAAGCCCAAGTCTCCAACAACAGACTGTTCAGGCTCATTATCGAAAGTAGCTGAAGGGCTTAGCTTATCAATGACGCTAGTGAGCAAGTTACGCGCATCGTTGTCCAAATCTTCACCAGCCTCAAGCTTAGTAAGTGCAGCCTCAAGCGCGTTAGCGTCAACCTCAGCACGAGTAGCAAGCTTCTCCAATGATCGCACTGATACTGTTCCAGCGGTAGAACTGTAAGCAGGGAAAGCGACGATTGAGACCTCAAACAGCCTAACTGCTTCAAGAGTGCGCTCATCACCCTGAGCATTCCACTTATCCTTAATCACGTTAAAACCAAAGCTCATAGCGTCAACGTCACCACGCTTAAGAAGCTCTGCAGAGTCGCGACCAAGCTGAGTGTTAGGAAGAAGTGCAGACACTTTCAAACCGCGTGCATCCTCAGACAGAGTAAGTGTACGGGCGCGAGTAGAACCAAGCACCTGACCGCTGTCGTGATTCCACAAAAGCTTTACATCGTTACGAGTCTTAAGCGAACGAGTGAAAGCACCAGGTGCAACAAACTCAGTGAAGCCGCGCAAGTTTTCAGAACGTGAATTGAATACTGCAGCATAGCCTTCAAAGGTCATACCGTCAGGAGTCTCACGAATCTCAAAATCTGCAGAAGATACGCGCATCTCAATCTTGCCGTGAGAACGCCCAGCCATCTGCTCGTGTGGCATCTCAGGCATTTCAGGCTCAGGCAATGCATCAATCTTCTCTAGGCGCGAAACCTCAACAAGAGCAATCAGTTCAGTAGGAGACCAAACACCGTGATCTTCATCCCAAACAAGAACCTCAGCTTGAGTATCATTTACCGAAATAACCTGACCATGCTCAACATCGTCACCATTAATCCAGCGCACCAAATCTTCAGGCGCTAGTTCACCAGCAGCAGCTCGAATATCCATATCTTTATTATCTCCTATTTTTAAGGCACGTTCGCCTTCAAATGGTTCATCTGTAGAAAGCGAAATAGCAACAGCCTGATCAATCGCATCCTGCTTAGTTTTGTGACAGCCGAAAGCTACACCGTCAGCATCAACAACAGCCCAACCACTCTTGCAGTCAGGCGTATCTTGTGCAATGTAATAAGGCATTAGACAGTTCCATTCACCCAAAGGCCAGTGCTTGCCTGATACTTCAAAACTTGACCGTCAGTAGGATTAGTGATTTTGACATTGTGCAATTCATCCAGCTCATAACCGTTCTGAATATTTACAAACACAACACCATTATTAGTGTTGGCGCGTAGACAGTAGCCAATAAAAACAGCGTGGTTAGGAGTTGTTGGGCGCGTAGTAGTCATGTTGCCTGAGCCGGTAGCAGACAGCCACACAGCAGCACCCTCAGTCATACCGTTAGTGTTCAAGCCACGCACCAAACCAAAGGTAGTAGCAAACCCTTTATTAGCAGCCGTGACAGTCTCAGTCATAACTGCAAGAGTCTTAGAAGAAGTAGTCTCACTCGTAGCCGTAGCGTAAGCAACCTTCAAATTCACGCCATCAGAACCCACAGCGTAAATAACTTTACCCTCAAGCAAACCGCCATTATCGTTAGCAGAAACGCGTAGCACCTGCTCCATACCAAGTTGCTGAGTGACATTGCCACCCTTCATCTGAAATTCAAACGTGCCGTCAGTATCATTCCAATTCAAACGCCCAACACCAGGAGTAGCAGTACCTGAAGTGTTAAACTGAATCCAGTTAGGATCACCAATCGAATCAACCTGAGTCAGTTGAGAAGTAACAACCGCTTGATTCTGGTTGACTGTAGCAGTAGCCGCACCGCTAACATTTACCGTCGCACTGCTCGGAGTAACAACGGTCACAGTAACAGTTGACTGCGTGCTTACAACATCGGTCATCGAGTAACCTCTGGATAGACATAGAATCTGCCTTCAACAAGGCGAGTAACATAACCTGCACCACTAACTAATTCTAGGTCGTAAACGTATTGAGTATTTGGCGTACCATCAAGCGCCGCTGTAGCCGTAGCTGAAAGCTCAAGAAGGATAGTCCCGGCAGTACCGCCAAGCGTGATACCTGTACCGCTAGTGAGCGACACAATAGCTGTGCCGGCATCGTAAGAGTCACGCACCTGCATACGCGCAGAATATCCTGAAAGGTTTACGGCTGTTCCACCAGTTGACCATGAAAGCGAATAATCAAAAGTTGCACCCTGATAACAGTTCAGGTCGAGCAGTCCAGGTGTTTGCATTAGCTTGCTCCATATACGTTTTCAGAACCAGCCACCGCAGCGATTTGGCTGACAGGCTGAAGCTGTGTGGAAGGAACTCCAGTGTGACCGATAGCAGGCAAGTTCAAAGCAGCCATAGTCTGTGCAGGGTCAAAACCAGCCAAGATAAGTTTCTGCGCCATAGCTACACGCTCAG